TCGAACACCTCGAAGGGCACGGCCGGCGGCGCGGCGGACCCTGCGGCCGCCGACGGCACCGGCACGCGGACCGACGGCACCCAACTCGCCTTCACCGAGGTGCGCCTGAAGACCGTGCTGTCCTCGATCTGGACCAACGGCGGCAAGCCCGGGACCATCATGACCGGTGCCTTCAACAAGCAGGTGTTCTCGACCTTCACCGGCCGCTCCACTGCGATCGAGGAGTCGAAATCGAAGAAGATCGTGGCATCGGTCGATGCCTATGAGTCCGATTTCGGCAAGCTCAAGGTTGTCGCCAATCGTTTCCAGCGTCCGCGCGACGTGCTGGTGCTCGAGCTCGACAAATGGGCGGTGGCCTATCTCAACGGCCGCAACATGATCTCGATCCCGCTGGCCAAGACCGGCGATTCTGACCGGCGGCAGATCCTGGCCGAATACGCGCTGGTCTCGCGCAACGAGAAGGCCTCGGGCGGCGTGTTCGACAACACCACCTCCTGAGCATTCTTCATCCTTCACCCACCCTTCATTTCAACCTCGGGGCGGCCTTCGGGCCGCTCCTTTTATTTGGAGATCCAGAATGCCACTTCCCGGCAATCGCACCCTCAATACCGCCGATCTCACCGCCTACACGCCGTCCTGCGGCGCAAGCCCCGTTGCCGCCTATGTCCGCGTACCCTTTCGCTGCCGAGTGCTGAAGGTTGCCGGCATCCTGGGCGGCGCAATCACGACCGCCGACGGAACCATCACCGCTTCGGCCAATGCAGCGACCTTCGCGACCTTCACCGTGACCCAGGCCGGATCGGCCGCGGGTCAATTGTTCTCGGCCGTGCCGCCGTCGCCGACCTACCTCAACGAGGACGACGTGATCGTGCTGACGCCCTCGGGCGCTTCCGGCGCGACGATTCCGATGCATTTCTCCATCTCCGTGAGGACCGCCTGACCATGCCGTTCTTCTCCAAGCAAAACTCATCGCGCGTCGGCACCACCCAGACAATCGCCTATGACAGCAGCGTCGGCATCACTAACGCGTTCGGGCCGGAGACCTACCAGCTTCGCCTCGTCGCCAATTCCGGCTGCTGCTACCGGATCGGTGACGGTGCGCAGACGGCGACGGTTTCGGATCCTTACCTTCCCGCCAACGTCGTCGAATACGTCACCGTCAGTCCTGGCCAGCGCATCGCGGCTCTGAAGGCTGCGACCAATGGCCTGGTTACGGCGACCGCCGGTACGCTCTGGATCACGGAGATGTCGTGATGGAGGGTGTCCTGATCAGGCCTCATCTCGACAGCAACGGCCGAGAACTCGCGATCGAGCACGTCCAGGACGTGGCGCCGATCCTGGAGTGGAACAGACAGGCGCGGCAGGACGAGCAGCGCGGCGACTGGGGGCGGCATGTCGCCCGCATTCCCAACGTCGTCTACGTCCAATGGCTCAACGAGGAGCATGCGAGGGGCAACACCTCGCTGCGGCTGTTCACGACCGAATTCGACGCGATCGTGCAGACCAAGCTCGACGATCCCGAATGGGCCTATTTGCGAACCGACAGGCCGAAATTGCAGGCCGGCTGGTCAGCGGAGCTCACGTGACCCAGATCACCGATTACACGTCGCTGCAGACCGCAGTGACCGAATATCTCGCGCGCGACCAGGATGCGACGCTGATCGCGCGGATCCCGACCTTCATCCAGCTCGCCGAAGCCAAGTTCAACCGCCAGCTGTTCGTGCGGCAAATGGAGCAGCGGGCGACGGCATTGGTCGACCTCGGCTCCAGCGAGCCCGAGTTCATCTCGCTGCCGTCGGATTTCCAGTCCATGCGCAGGGTTCGGCTGTCGAGCGTGACGGGAAAACCATGCCTCGAGTTCAGATCGGGCACGCAAATGGACGAATACCGCTTCGCGACGTCAGACGTCGCCGCGCAGCCACGCTACTTCACCGTGTTCGGAACTGAGCTGGAGCTCGCGCCGACCCCCGACGCCGCCTACACGCTCGAGATGGTCTATCGCCAGAACGTGCCGCCGCTTGCGTCGAACGGCAGCAACTGGCTGCTGGCCATGGCGCCCGATCTCTATCTCTACGGCGCCCTGCTCGAGACTGCGCCGTACATCAAGGAAGATGCGCGCATCCAGACCTGGGCTCTGGGCTTCACCTCGGCGCTTACTGAGCTGAACAATCTCGGGCTGACGTCGACCTTCAACGCGGGGCCGATGACGGTGCGCGTTTCCGGACAGGTCATCTAGGAGACGACAATGGCAAGCTTCAACAAGTTCTATTGCTTCGTGCAGGACATCGCCAACGCGCTGCACGACATGAAGACCGGAACGGCGCAGGTCTACAAGGTCTATCTGACCAATACGGCGCCGGTGGCCACCAACACGGTCTACAACGCACCGGCGGATCTTGCGGCCGGCAACGGCTATACCGCCGGCGGCAACAGCATCGGTACCATCACGGGCGCGCAGACGACCGGCACGTTCAAGTTCGTCGGCGGCACGGATCCGGCCTGGACGGCTTCGGGCGGCTCGATCGGGCCGTTCCAATATGCCGTGCTCTACAATTCGACGTCGGCGACCAAGCCGCTGATCGGTTGGTGGGACTACGGCACGGCCATCACGCTCACCAACGGAAATACATTCACTGTCGATCTCGATCAGGTCAATGGCATTCTGACAATCACCTAGGTCTCCGCGGTGGTTGGCGAATTGTGGTCGCTTTTGGACCGGATCGCTGGAGTTCTAAACGGGGAGCTGGCTTGATTATCGATCATATCGGAACTGAGTTTCGCACCGGCCGCGTATGTCTTCCAGGAGATTGGCTCTTTCGCGCAAACGCTCCGCAATGGTGGGAGCCTCAAGGCGATCGGTGCCACTACAAGATCGTTGCTCGTGGTCTTGGTCATGGAATTCTCTGGCAGGGCAATTTTGGCGAATTGGCAACGGCGCTGCGCTTCTGGAATTCGCTCCATGACGGCATCGGGCCGGCGCCGCGCGAATGGGATGTTCCGGTGCCGTCCTGGTGTCCGGATCTCAATATCCCCGGCGTCGTCTACGAGTTTGCGACGGTTCAGACCTACACATCGAACGGCAACTTTTCTCTCGCGACGGTCGGAACGACCTCGTACCTCGTCGTCGGCGGTGGCGGTGCGGGTGGCGGCGGTTCGGAAGGTGGCGGCGGTGGCGCAGGGCAGGTTCTCTCGGGCAGTGCCGCGCTCACATCGATCCCGTACACGATTACGGTCGGTGCGGGTGGAACGGGCGGTACGGCCGCAGGGCCGAATGGCAGCTCGAGCTCGATCGGAAGCCTTGCAATCGCTACGGGCGGTGGCGGCGGCGGCAGTGAAAGCAGTGCTGGATCGAGCGGCGCCAGCGGTGGTGGCGGCGGTGGAAATGGTTCCAACAGCGGCGGCACTGGCTCGGCCGGAAACAACGGTGGTGGTGGCGGCAGCAGTAGTGGTCCGCGGTGCGCCGGAGGCGGTGGTGGCGCTGGTGTCGCGGGCTCGAACGGTAACTCGTCCGCGGGCACGGGTGGCGCCGGGGGCGCCGGTACGTCGAATTCGATCAGCGGCTCGTCCGTCGTCTATGGCGGCGGTGGCGGCGGCGGGACGGAGAACGCGGGCGGCGGTTCGGGCGCGGGCGGCTCTGGCGGAGGCGGCGCGGGAGGACCGGGTGCCGGCAGCACGGCCGCGGGCAGCGGACAAGCCGGCACGGCCAATCTCGGCGGCGGTGGCGGCGGTGGCAGCCGCGGCTCCGGAAGCTCCGGGACGGTGAGCGGCGGCAACGGCGGCTCTGGCATCGTCATCCTTTCATATCAAGCGGTCTTTGCGCTCCGTTCTCCACGGCGCGTTTATCTTCGGAGGTGATCTATGGGGCTTCGGGTTTATTCGGCTGTATTCGAGAATGTAACGATCTCGGCGATCCAGGATATCTTTCTCCTCAAGGCTGGCGCTGCGAACGGCCTCGAAATTCATCAGATCGATCTGGGCGCGGGAGGCGTGACTGCGCCTGCCGAAGTTCGGTTGCGCCTGAAGCGCCTGCCTGCCACGGTTACGGCCGGCTCAGGCGGCAGCTCGCTGACGGGCAACGCGACCGACTCCGGCGACGCCAAGACGTCGACCGCAACGGTGCGCTCGAACGACACGACGCAGGCGACCACTTCGGGAACGGCCGTCGTGCTCGCGGCGCATCAGTGGAACGTGCTTACGCCCTGGCAATATCTTCCAGCGCCGGAGGATCGTGAGGCCGTCCAGGCGGGCGAGGCCTTGGTGCTCGATATTCCCGGCGCACCTGCCTCGACGGTCGTTTCCGGTACGATCAAGTGGCGTGAGCTGCCGTAGCGATGGCTTACGTTTTCCGACGTGGCTGGTCGACGGCCTACCGCAGGTCTCGGCGGTCGGTCGTCTCGTCCGGGGCGATCAATGTCACGCTCAGCGCCGCGGCCGGTGGCTTTGTCGTTGCCGGCGTTTCGGCCGCCTTCAATTCGGCGCTGATCACGGGCGCAGGCTCATTCGCGTTCACCGGCATCTCGGCGCTCGCAAGCATCAGCCATGCGTGCGGCTCGGCATCATTCTCGCGCACCGGCATTGCGGCGACGTTCCGAATGATCGGCGCCGCAACGCCTGGGGCCTTCGCGGTCTCCGGCGTCGCCGGCGCAAATTTCCTGCGTGCGGCAGCCGCGCCCGGCGCCTTCGTCGTTTTCGGTCTTTCCGGTCCGGGTTCGATCACGTTGGCTGCGGCGCCGACCAACTACACTGTCGTGGGCACCGCTGCGAACTATGCGCGAGACTTTGAAGCCTGGGTGAGGCGGCCATACGGCTTGGCAGTCTGGCAAGCAGAAGCAATGCCAGTTGCGCCGAATTGGCTCGATGCGGACCTGCCGCTCGAAGCGTGGACGGGGCCAACCCCGCCGACGAACACCTGGTCACCGGCCGCGAACCAACCCGAACCATGGACAATCGAATAATGCCGCTCCTTGCCTATGGCGATTACCGCCCCGATGTGAGCGATTACGAAGGGCAGGCCACGCGCAACATGCTCAATGTGATTCCGCGCGGGGATGGCTATGGTCCCTTTCCATCCTTCTCGGCCTACACCGCAGCGCTGCCCGCACCATGCCGTGGCGCGTTCTACGCGCTGAAGTCGGACGGTACCGTCGTGACTTTCGCGGGGACGAGCAACAAGCTCTACCGGCTCAACAACATCGACTTCACCTGGACGGATGTCTCCAAAGGCGGATCGTCCTACTCGGCGCTGTCGGCCACTGCGCAATGGCAGTTTGCCCAGACCGGGAATTTCGTCTTCGCGACGCAGGCCAACACGGTGTTGCAGATCTTCGACCTCGCGTCATCGACGGCCTTCGCCGATGCTCTGGGGTCGCCGCCGCAGGCGGCCTATATCAGCGTGGTCGGGCGTTTCCTGGTGCTGTCCGGACTGCTATCGACACCGTACCGGATCCAGTGGTCCGGGCTGAACAATTTCAACGCGTCCGACAGCTGGACCAGCGGCATCAAATCGTCCGACTTCCAGGACTTTCCGGATGGGGGCATCGTCCGCGGCGTCGCCGGCGGCGAATCCGGCATCGTCTTTCAGGACCAGGCGATCCGCCGCATGTCCTATGTGCCCGGCTCGCCGATCATCTTCCAGATCGATCGCATCACCCAGGACAAGGGACTCTACGCACCATACTCGATCATTCGCGCCGGCGAGCGCATCTTCTTCTACGCGGGGCAGGGGTTTCACAAGATCGAGCCTGGCGGCGTGCCGCAGCAGATCGGTCGCGAGAAGGTCGACCGCACGTTTCTCGCCGATCTCGACAAGGGCAATCTCCAGCTCTTCATGGGCGCGGCCGATCCGCGGTCGACGCGGGTTTACTGGGCCTATAAATCGATATCCGGCACGGTCGGCAGTTATGACAAGCTGCTCGGCTATGACTTCCTGCTCGACCGCTTCTTTCCGGTTGCGATGACAGGCGAATATCTGCTCGGCATCTCGCAGACCGGGCTGACACTGGAAAACCTGGACAGCATCTCCTCGTCGCTCGACGCGCTGACGCTGAGCCTCGATGCCTACGCCACCGCCGTGCAGCCGGAGATCGCGCAGTTCTCGAACGCTCATCTGCTGGGTTTCTTCCGTGGCCCCAACCTCGAGGCAACGCTGGAAAGCCCGGAGCAGGGCACGGATGAGAACCGCATCACCATCCGCGGCTTCCGCCCGGTGACCGACGCCGCAACGCTGTTCGGCTCGGTGTCGTGGCGCGACACGCCGGCTGCAACGGCAACGCCAGGCGCAGAAGTCCTGGTCAATGCACGGACCGGTCGCTGCGACATCCGGCGCGACACCCGCTATTCGCGTTTCAAGGTGCGCATCCCCGCCGCGACGTCGTGGTCGTTCTGCGCCGGCATCGTTCCCGATCTCACGCCGAACGGCACGCTATGACGGCTTACGTCCCAGGCATCACCGAGACCGACCTGAAGAAGATCGTGCTCGCGATCCAGCAGCTCGCGGCAGGCCGGTCGAATGCCGTCGGCAACGTGATGCTGGCGACGGGCGCGTCGAGCACGACGGTGACGACGGCGAATTGCGCCGTTGGCTCAGTGCCGATCCTGGTGCCGGCATCGGCGAATGCGGCGGCGGAGATCGGCAACGGCACGATGTATGTGAGCTCCGTTGCGAACGGCGCATTCACGATCACGCATGCGAACTCCGCGACGACGGGACGGGTGTTTTTGTGGGCGGTGGTGGGGTGAGGGGGAACGGCAGGTCTCCCCTGACGATCACAGTCTAAGGCCGTAATCGCTTCATCGGTCATTCGGCCATGCCGAGTGAGCATGTTTGCGCGCGGCCGAGCCGCATGGTGCGACGTGCGCTTCAATCTTTCATTTTCAATTGCGGAGTGTTTCAATGGCAACGCCTGATATCCGAAATCTGTTCGAGCGCTTTCTGCAAATCTACGGAGGGCAGAGCGATTCGACCGAGCCCACGCGATCGGAGCCGCGCTATCAATCGTCGCAGCCAGCCTATTCTGCATCGATCGCCGCCTATGGAGGCGACGACGGTTATGCGCCCTCGGGTGGCGTGCTGCGCGGATGGAGTTCACCGCCTGCGGCGACGCCCTGGTGGGCTCGGCCTCTCGCGGGCCCTAGCGGAATGCCGGTCGGCCTACGCGGGCCAACGCTGGGCGGCCGCATCAGAGGTTATCCCTTTCCTCCGATGCCGCTCAATCCCGATGATACCGTCCAGATGCCGGACCCGCATGTTGAAAGGTTGATTCCCCAGTGGATGCGTGATTTCTGGAACGCGCAGTCAGTCGTACGCCAGGTGGCAATCGATCGTCTCGATAGTCGAAATCAAGCATCTGAGAGTCCGGCACCATCTCCGAAGCCGGAGGACGCCAGCGGAGGATTGGGTTGGTACGTGGGGCCGCCTCAGCTCGAAGACGAGCTGAAGCGGGTCACTCCCCCAGGTGATGTTAGAATAGTTAGACGTGTCGATGACGATGCCGCGAAAGAGAGCGAAGTCGAATCTCCGCCCTTGGCTCCGACAGATGCCGGCGACACCGCGAATGACGCCGGTTGTGATGAGGAATGGGCGGAGGCGCGGAGGGCCTGCGAGAAGGACTTCCAGGGACCTCCAGGTCAAAGCCCAAGCTCAAAGCCGAGAGGCACTCGAGGTCGAAACTATACAATCGAAGATTGCATGAGAGGTCTCGTCAGTGAGCGTTGCGGCGGAAATCCGGTGAGATACGGCTCTACTGGCGCGGAGCGGGCAAAGCGAAACAACAACGCGGTCCGGAAAAAGCGCGGTCGGTGAACTGGTCGGCAAGCCCGGCCGACGATGTGACCCCAGCCTGCCAGAATGCAACCATCCATCACGCGATGGTTGTTGCCGTCGACGATGATCTGCGCTGTTCTCGATGTTGGCCTCCAGCGTGCCCTGGCCGTAGCCAAGGGTCCAGCGGAAGTCGACCGCCAGTGCGGCTGTGCCGCTCAACGTTAGAGCGAACGCAATCGGTACCAGCTTCACCAGTTACATCCTGAAGTAGTGCAGCCCCGCTTTAGTTGGGCTGTCCGAACTTGCAACTGCGCATGGCCGCATCGAGCCTGATTGGAGCTTCTTCTGGTGCTGACATGGAGTTGGAAATGGGTCTTGGCCATGATCCCTTTATGGCGCAGACGGACTCAGGATGGCGCGGCAGCAGTTAGTTTTGAAGTGGCGCGCGCAAATGACACTTCGCACCATCCGTCTGTCAACGAAACACAGCTCGTCTGCATTGATCCGGAGCACGTCCGCTCGATCTGGCCGCTGGTG